AGGGCTGTTTGACTATCTATCGCTAGGCGCGTCTCTTGGGTCTGGGATGTAGGGGATAATAAATGGCTTCCTTTAGGGAAATCGCAGAGCAAAACATTTTTCCTGGCGAAAGCGGCGGGGATTATAACGCGCTGTTTGGTTATTCAAACCGAGAAGGCGGGCGGTACGGCGGCACACGATTGACTGACATGACCGTCAATCAGGCTTTGGATTTTTCGCAGCCAAGCGGCGATTATGGGCAGTGGGTCAAAGGGCAGGTTGGACACGTTGCGACCCCAATGGGCGCTTACCAAGTTGTAGGCACGACACTGCGGGCCGCACAGAATGGCTTGGGCCTAACTGGCAACGAGCGCATGGACGAGGGCTTGCAAGACCGCATTGGTGAGTGGATTTACCAAAATCAAGGGTCAGGGGCTTGGGAAGGCTGGCGCGGCAATCAGTCGGGCGCAGGACCGCAAGCACGGGTCAGCACAAGAAACGTGCAAACGCCCAACACAGGAAACGCGCAAACGCGCGGCATATTATCAAACGAGGGCAACCAAATGGCACAGCAACCGCAGGGGCTTCTAGGCTCTATGGGCATCCAACGACGTGATCCAAACGCGCAGGGCGAAACATCGCAGCCGTTCTACAATAGGCGGTCCTTTGGCGACACGCTGGCACGAATGGCACCTGCCTTGGGCCGCATGGGTGTTATGGGCCTTGAGGGTCCGGCGCAGGCCGCGCTTGATTCACGCAACGAACGGCAGGGCGACGAGCGGGCGCAGGCGATGCTTGACACGCGGCGAAACCAGACGCGCGAATGGATTGCAAGCCAGCCGAACGGCGAGCAGTTTGCGGCCATGTTTGACGCCGTTGGCGGCGATGCGACTTTGAAGGCTATGCAGGCGGCGAATGCACCAGCAGACCAGACCAGCGGAATGCAAAACTATGACTTCCTTGTTTCTCAGGGCATGGACCCCGAAACTGCAATGGCGCGGGCGTTTGGCGCGGGCGGCACTTCAATTACAAACAACCTCGGCGGCGGCGGGCAGACAGCTGGATGGGAAGCCATTGATAAAGCATATGCAGACACATGGCTGCGTGACAGCGTTGTAGGATTGCCAGACGCAGCGAACCAAGCGGCACAAATTTCTGGCGTCTTAGGGCAGCTTGAAAACGGCGTCGCGCTTACGGGGACAATGGTTGGGGTTCAGCCGGACTTTATTCGCGCAATTACAAACCCAACCGCGCAAGACGCAAAGGACCGCGTAGAGGGCGTTGTCCAACGAAGCCTGCGCGAAACACTTGGCGCACAGTTTACAGCGGCGGAAGGCGACAGACTTATCGCCCGCGCGTACAATGTAAACCTGCCACCAGAACTAAACGCTGCGCGGTTGCGGGCGCTTTACACGCAACTTGAAGCCGTGGCTGGACAAAAGTTAGGCATGAGAACTTATTTCAACGAAAACGGCACCCTGCAAGGGTTTAACGGCGCAACGTCTATCCCAACGGTTGACGACTTCCTAGCAACGATGGACGCCGCCGCGCCAAGTCCTGATGCCCCACCACCAGCGGGCGCTCCCAATGTTGGCGACGAGCGCGACGGATACCGATTTAAGGGCGGCGATCCGTCACAACAATCTAGCTGGGAGCGCATCTAATGGCAGGACCTTGGGACGCATACGAATCGCCAACTACTTCCGCGCCCGCGGGGCCGTGGGGCAATTACGCCCCCACAGCAACACAGCCTACAGCGCCACAGACCAACAACCTTGAGCAAGGCATGAGCGGCGTCAACGAGGGCCTCGCCGCCACGTTAGGATTCCCCGTTGATATGGTTTCTGGGGCGGTCAACCTTGGGAAACGCGGCGTTAACGCTATCGCTGGAACTGACTTTGAGCCTAGCACAGACCCATTTTTGGGAAGTCAAAGCATTGAAGGCATGATGGGCGGGGCCATTTCAGAAGACGACCCGCAAAACCTGACGCAAAGATATTTGCGGCGCGTAGGACAAGAAGCAGGCGCAACCGTCATTCCAGCGGGCGTAATGGCACGAGGGACTGGTGCTATTATGAAGTTTCTCGGACTAGAGGCCGCATCTGCCGTTGGCGCGGGAATCGGAGGGCAAACATCGCAAGAAATCGCGCCTGGAAACGCAACCGCTGATTTTATTGCAAGCATGGCAGGCGGCTTGTCGCCCATCGTAGCGTCTAGGTCTTTGCGCCAAGGGCCAACTGCGCCAACCTATGAAGACGTAACAGCGGGGCGTGACGCCGCATATCAAACCGTTGATGACCTTGGCACAACTGTCAACCAACAGTCGCGCGACAGCCTTATGGGCCGCATGGATGATATGGTTTTGCGTGAGGGCGTGGACCCAGAATTGCACCGCGCCGCAACTGTTCGCATTCAAAACATGAACAAATTGCCGTCAAATCCTACCATCTCCCAAGTTGACACCCAGCGACAATTGGTTGGGCGCGACGTTGCGGGTTCGGCGCAAGCTGGCGAGGCGCGTATCGGCGCAATCATGAAAAACGAAATTGACGAATATTTGTCTTCATTAACGCCAGCCGATGCTGTTGGTAGCAACCCTGAAGAAGCGATTGCGGCACTGACAACTGCCCGCGAACTTGCGCAGCGGGCATTCCGCATCAATGAACTAAGCGGCAACACTGGGGCAATAACCAAGGCAATGCGGAGGGCGGCAACAAGTGGAACGGGTGGCAACGCGGTCAACACGGTCCGCCAAAACATTCGGTCCATATTGGACAGCGACACACGGCGTCGCGGGTTTTCCGTCGCAGAACTAGACGCAATGGAGGAAATAGTTGAAGGAACGTTTATGGGGAATAGTCTGCGCAGTTTGTCGCGCCTTGCACCATCTTCAGGCGGGCTATCGGCTATGTTTGGTGTTGGTGCAGCAGGCGCGGCGGGGACGACAGCCAACCCGCTATTTATGCTTCCAGTAGTGGCAGGTGAGGCAGCGCAGTTTGCAAGTCAGCGAATGTCACGTCGCCAAATAGGTTTGCTTGATGAGTTGGTTAGAAACGGAGCGCCACTAACGCCTAAAGCAATGCTTGATTACGAACGCGCGGCGGCGGCGGGTCTGCTATCTTCCCAAGCTCCCAATCAAGAATGATCCTATGACCCACATCATAAAAGCGGGTGCCCATAGGGCAGACATTTCAGGGGCGACAACCGCATACGCAAAAATTGCAGCGGGTATGCCTAAGCGAAACAAAGCGTTTAATGTGTTTTCCATGATTATCATGTCAGCACTGATGCCCGCGAATACAAGGATTGAAGGTAAATTATGAAACCTACCAAACTCACAGAAGAACAAATTGGCAACGCGGTATCGGAGGCAATCGAAGACGCGGTATCGTTTATCGAAAGCGAAATAGCGCCGGATCGGATCACAGCGCAGAAATACTTTGACGGCAAAACAAAGGTCACTCACGAAGAAGGCCGCTCAAAGGTTGTGGCGACCAAGTGCCGCGATACGGTGCGCGCAATCAAGCCCGCGCTTATGCGGGTGTTTTTGCAGTCGGGCAGTCCTGTTGAGTTTACGCCGCGCAATGCTCAGGCAGTCGCAGCCGCAGAGCAGGCCACTAAATACGCCAAGTATGTGTTTAACCGCAACAACGGCTTTGACGTTCTGAGCGATGTTATCCATGACGCCTTGGTCAAAAAGGTCGGCATTGCGAAGGTGTATTATGACGAGACGGAAAACGTAGAGATTGACGAATATACGGGCTTGACGCAAGATCAATTCCAGCTCCTCGAAAGCGACGACACAGCCGAAATCCTTGAGTCTACAATGACGCAGGAAGCGCAGATTGACCCAATGGGGATGATGGTTTCCCCAGCAATGTACGACGCCAAGGTTGCCATGACCAGTTCACGCGGCGAAATCAAAATCAAAAGCATTGCGCCTGAAGACTTCTTTGTGGACCGCGACGCTATCAGCTTGGATGACTATTTTGTTTGTGGTCACAAGTCAGAGGGCCGCGTTGGCGACCTTGTGGCAATGGGCTTTGACTTTGACACAGTGTTTGAACTTGGCGGCGTTGGCGGCGTTGTGGATGAAGAAGAAGACTTTGTGCGGCGCGGGTACGATTCCGACGACACGGAAAGCAGCATTGACCCGTCTATGCGCAAGATTGAAATCACAGAAGCCTATATGAAAATGGACATCGAAGGCACG